AGGAGAATGGACATGAGCAAGAAAGCAATGTATGATCTGCGTAATATGCTGTGCGACGAACTCGACGAGCTGGCACGTAAGGGTGAGCTTGGCGCGGGCGATCTCGAAATTGCGCACAAGCTGACGGACACCATCAAAAACATCGATAAAATCGAGATGTTGGAGGACGACGGCTATTCCCGCGATGAAGACTATTCTCGCCGCTATTCCCGCGACGGAGACTGGCAGTCGGGTATGCGCGGCGCTTATGACCGTGACATGTCCAATGCGAGACGCGGCACGCACTACGTCCGTGGCCACTACTCCCGCGACGGCGGCATCGACAACATGAAACGCCAGTTGCAGGAAATGCTGGACAACGCCGACGACGAAAGCATCCGCAGAGCCATCCAGCGTTGCATGGACACGATTGAGGGCTAAAGGGGGTGCACCCCTATGGTTGACGAAAATGAGGTCAATCGCTGGATAGCTCGCCTCGAGACGGAAGAATCAAGTTGGACAAACTATGAGCGCCTTGCCGTGCTGTATGCCATCCGGGACCAGCAAAGCGGCAGCAGAGAGAGGGCTTTGCCAATGGCATACTCCGCAGCGCCCGCGCCGGTCAACGTCGAAACATACGGCGACAGCGATTTTCTGCGGGCTGTGGCAGACGTTCCGCCAGACAAGGCATGGGTGATTATGGACGAGCTGATGGACAGCTTGAAAATTGTAAACGAGCGCGTCTATAATAGCGTCATGCGCAAACTGGAAAAGTAAATTGCAGATGGAATTACAGATGCGTATCAAAAAACCGTGTAATATCAATGCTTTTGCGGTTTCGGTTGCGGGTTCGACTCCCGCCGCCTCCACCAATGAAAAAACCTCGCAGTTTCAACGGCTGCGGGGTTTTTCTTGTATTTGCAAGGGTTTTCAAGCTTACATGTTTACGCATTACTTGCGATATCTGCAAGTTATATTCCGTTAAAACACGACTTTTGCAGATGAATTGCAGATGAAATTACAGATGAAATTCGGATTCAAAAAAGCCGTCAACGGCATCTGCCACTGCTACGGCTTTATCATCCATGGTGTGCTGATATACGTTTTTAAGCATGTTGTTTGTGGAGTGCCCCATGCGCTCCATTGCGTATTTGTCCGGGACATTGAGCCTGAGCATGACCGACGCGTTTACATGGCGGAGGTCGTGGAAGCGGAACGGCTGAACTCCGCAGCGGGCACACGCGCGTTGCAGATGCTTATATAGGACATTTCTGGTTGCGTGGACAATATACTCATCTGTGTGCGGTGTTGCGTCAAGCAGCCCCATAATATACGGCGGCACTTTCAGTTTTCTGTTTCCACTGTAAGTTTTGGGCTGCTTGAGCTGCGGGCCGTTCTCACCGTCTACCATTGCTTGCTTAATCGTCAGGATATCACCGTCAAGACAATCCCATGTTAGACCTCTGATCTCCGATGTACGGAGACCGAGCCAGACAGCCAGAAGGAAAGGCAATTCAAAGTCCGTGCCCTTGCAGTCTTCGTGTAGAATTCTGATCTCGTCCATGGTAGGGATTTTGATTTTAGGTGCTTCCTTCTGAGGGAGAGATATACGGAACACTTTATCTGGGAATTCCTCTGCCATTGTCGCAGTAAACAGGCCGTAAGCGTTGCGGACGTACTTGGGCGACTTTTCCCGCGCCATCTTATTCACGGCACGCTGCACGCGATCCTGCGTCAACGCGGAGCACTTAACGCTCATCAGCTCCGGGAAAACCGCCTTGCGGAGTTTTCTGTACCCGTTGACGGTGGAGGGGGAGAGTATCGCGTCCTTGCTGTCAATATATCGGTCGATAGCATCACCAACCGTGCGCTCGGACGCACGAGCGGCAGACTTTGCGCCGGACTTCAACGCGGCCGCTTCATTCTCTGCCTGCCTTTTGGTAAGAGCTGTGACGGACACGCGCTTTCCGTCTACCATGACGCTGACATTCCAGTTGCCGGACGGTAGCAGTTTTGCTTTCGGTATCTTCATTCAAATCCCCCTCCAATCAATGTACAAGCACCATGCAGCCAGCAGAATGATAATGACAAACATTACAGCAATCACGCCGTTGCGGATACGGACGCCGCGCCGCATGATCTCGATCATGTCCGCTTTCGCATCAACGTGACGTTCCAACTCATCATTCCGCGCTTGCAAGGTTTCTTCTGTTGGCGTCAAGTGTTCGGAGATATCGAACACTTCATCAAGCGATATTCCAAGCGATTTGCAGATTGGCACGACGGTGTAGATGGACGGAGCTTTAGAAAACTTGGAAAAGAAATTCTGCACGGTGGACAGCGGTACGCCGGAAACGTCGGAAATGTCTTGATAGGTCAGTTTCAAATCTTCTTTACGGATTCTGCACACTTCTTGAATGTTCATTTACGCCACCTTAATTTTTTCGATTTTTGCGCCGCAAAGTCGCAAGATGAGGGCTTGTCGAACCGTGTCGAGCGCTGTCTTATTGCAATGTTTCGGTGTTGAATTGCCAAGGTAAAGCGGAGTATGGTCAAGACATGCAGCGGCGACCGCTTCCCGCTGGCTGCAAAAAGGCACTGCCGTTTGTTGCAGAGGGCGGCAGTGCCTTTAGTTACTTATTGCTTCTCAAGTTTTACGGTCTGCGTAACTCCCATGGCAGACACTTCGTAACTGATTACGCCGCCCTGATAGGTAAACGTCTTGGTGTCATCGCCGCTGGCGAGAATTGCCATATCGGTCTGGTCTTTATCATTTTCCGATTCCCAGGTGTACGGCTCATCCGCCGTGGTAGGGGCATCGAAAGAACCGGCCCAATAGAGGGCTTTTGTGTCTCCGTTATCAGATACCCAATACACCTCAATGGCATCTCCGGAAATAGTAGCGGCCTGCCATGCGTCCTCTGCATCGCTGTTTGTCTGCTTCCATTCTCCAACGAGATCGGGCGGAGTTTCCGGCTCATTTTCTGGCTCGGACTGATTTGTTTCCCCGCAGGCGGTTAACATGCCGAGCGCGAGAGCCGAAGACAGCGCGATAAGCAAAAACTTTTTCATCTCAACTCTCCATTTTCTTATATTTTCGACTGCACAAAGTGCAATAATCAACATATAGCCCCGTTACAAAAATATTTGGAGGGACATAATTATGGACGAACAAACGAAAAAAGCGGCAGAACTTTTTGCCAACCTGACGCCAGAGCAGAAAAATATTATTCTTGCGATGGTTGACAACCTTCTATCACAGCAAGCACTGCACTCTTCTGCTGCGGAGACAATCGGCTAAACCCGGCAATAAGCTGCGCAAGCTGCGCATCCTCACCCTCGGCCTTCGGATCGTGGGCTTCTTTTACGCCCTCGGCCTCGACCGGAGACTTGGGGGCGTCAATGCCCATCAGATAATCGGCGGATATATGAAAGTGTTTTGAAATTTGTGGAAGATAGTCCGTATAACTTTTATACTTCCCGGATTTCCATTTATAAATTACTCCTCGTGGGAGACCCAGGGCTATTTCAATTTCCCTATCCGTCATTCCAGAACTGTCAAAAAGCGGTTTAATCTTATCATTAAATAAATCCATAATATGCTTGCCTTTCACTAAAATAGTGAATACAATAAAATTGCCTTATCAAATAGGGAGGAGCTGCCTTATGAAAAAAGAAAACTTGCAATCCATTACCGTTTCGTGCTTTGGGAAGTATTACAGTGTAAAAATTAGCGGCGTTGAGATCAATAATGTCAAGGCGTATCATTTGGAGCAGAACAGCGATGGTAGTGCACGCTTGACGCTCGATCTTGATTGCTGTTTTGCGGAAACTCAGGCGGCCTTAAATCAGCCAGTTGATTAAAGCAGACGCGATAGCTCCCGTTATCCACGAATTGCGCTCCATACAAGCACCGAATTTACTTAATAGCCCCGGTTTTGGCGTTTCTTGCCCTGCGAGAATCTTTTCTAAAATGGAAATGATCTCTTGCAGGGTTTCTTTATCATCCCCGCCGTCTCGCTCAGCACGCTCTTTCATCTCTTGGATAGAAACGGAGACAGAATTGTTATTGCCAATTACCGAGTTTGTAACGGTTCCAATATTAAAAATTGTTTGCGATTGAGGTACAGGGGGTTCCGGGTTAGGTGTTTTCTGATAGTAAACGGTCAAATAATTTGCGACGCCATTAAAGTATTCTGTTGAAATTTCAGAAACATATACCGTTCTTCCGTCAGGGAAAGTCAGGGAGTCTCCTTCTTTTATATCGACCGTTGGGAGGAAAGTGATAGCATCTTTCCCCCGCATTTTATCGCAATTCGGCAAACCCTTTTCAGTGGATACGGTTTCTTTGTTTCTTGCCACTAAAAAGCTTACCCCTTGGGTTTTAATAAAATCACCGATTGGCATTTTTATCTCCTATGCCATTTTGTATTTATCCGCTAATTCAAACCTGAGAAAATTGTGTAATGCACCAAGATTCACTATTTTAGCGAAAATCGATTGACTTTCACTAAAATAGTGAATATAATAGCCTTACAGAACTTAATTAAGGCAACAAAAAACCAAGCCCCCAACGGATTTCCCATTTTGCGGACTTATAACCGATATTTTGTTGGCTGACACTTACATAATAGCGGTGTTGGTTGCGTTTGTCAATATAAAGTTCTGAACTTTATAAGGAGGGGAGAACGCTTGGAATTAAAGGCAATCCGAGAAAATGCCGGTTTGCGGCAGGAAGACGTAGCAAAGAAACTCCGCGTAAGAGTTTCCGCGGTGTCTAACTGGGAACGCGGTGTGAATGGTATCGCAAGCAAGTACATTAGACCACTGACCAGATTGTACGGCGTGACCGAAAAGGAAATCAGAGCGGCATCGGAAGCCGCGCAGACTGCAAGAGCGGATAAGGAGGGCGCATGAACTGGATTATTGTAATCGTTGCCGGGATCATTGCCATCTGCGTTTCACATTGGTTTGATGGAAAGATAGGTTCCTCTTTGTGCCTGTTTGCAGTAGAAACAATCTCTATCATTGCCATAGTCACGGCGGTAGTGGTTATCCTTGTGGGCGTGCTCGAAACGCCACAGTCCATCAATAACTTTAACCGCCAGAAGGCATACATCGAAATGCACGAAGCGAAAAACGCCGTGGAAGATGCGGCGTTGACTTCCAAGAAAATCGAGCTGAATGAGTGGCTTTATGACGCACAGTGCAGCAAATCCCGATTCGGGAGTTGGAGCTTTTACCCAGACAGCATTTTTGATCTGGAGCCGATCGAATGAAGGGGCATAAGAAAAGCCCTGTTCAGCGTAGCAGGCCGAACAGGGCACCGGACAAATCTCACCACAAGATATTGTGTCCGTGCTCATTGTAGCACGGAAGAAAGGAAAAGGCAAGATGCTAAAGCCACAACAGTTAACGCGCCGGCGAAATGACCTTGAGCGAGCCGTGCGCGGCGCGATGGGACGGGCGCTGATTCGCACCGGCAAGGAGCTGGGCGAGGAAATCGGCTTATCGGAAACGCAAATCTGTAACAGAATGGCGGGGCGTTCCCGCTGGACGTTAGAAGAAATCTGGGAACTTGACCGAGTTTTGCAATTTACGGACGCGGAAAAGCTCATGCTGATCGGAGGCACGAAATGATTGACACGCTGTTTTTCGGCGGCATCGCCGCTGCGGTGATCGCGCTCAACGGCTGCGACTTTACGACGGGGCTTTCTGTCATCGGCGCGTGCGCGGTATGCAAGGCGCTGTATGACCTGCTGCCCTACATCGACAGGGGGTGCAGGCGATGAGACGGCACGACAAGCGCACGAGAGAGCAGCGCAAGGCCGATGAATCGGCGCTGTTTGCGGCGGCGTGCTTGGGCGCAACGATCCTTTTGATCGTGATCTCAATCCTCGCCACCAGCGCGCAGGCGGTCGATGCGGAACCGGAAGAAGCGCCCATCGTAGAGGAGTATGATCCCGCGTGGGACATTCCCGCGACGGAGAGCGCCGTTTGCAATGACGTGTTTCTCGGCGAATTTACGCTGACGGCCTATTGCCCCGGACGCTGCTGCTGCGGCAAGTGGGCGAGCGGCTACACCGCGACCGGCGCGCTGGCCACCGAAGGGCGCACGATCGCGGTTGACCCGAAGGTTATTCCATACGGTTCGCGCGTCCTGCTGATCTGGCCGGACGGCACACAGCACAGCTATATCGCGGAGGATTGCGGCGGCGGTGTGAACGGCAACCACATCGACGTGTTTTTCAACGGCCATCAGGCGGCGCGCGTGTTCGGCGTGCAGAGCGCGATGGTGTATTTGGAGGTGGAGGAATGATGCACTGCTGGGCTTGCGGCGCGGATTTCCGAGAGCCGGCTCTTTATGCGTACCGCGAAAATCTGGACGATGAGAACTGGACGATTACCACTCAAACCGTGTGCCCTTACTGTGGCACAGACAATATTACGGAGGTAAAAGATGAACCTTTATCAGATTGATTCCGCGCTTGCGGAATGTGTAGATGCCGAGACCGGCGAAATCCTTGACGTTGAAAAGCTCTTAGAGCTGAACATGGCAAGAGAGCAGAAGATTGAGAACATCGCGCTTTGGATTAAAAACGATGTTGCCGAAGCAAAGGCGATCCGCGAAGAAGAGAAGACCCTTGCGGCGCGCAGACAGGCTTTAGAGCGCGCGGCAGAGAGAAAGAAAAAATATCTCGATTCTGTTCTGAACGGCGAGAAGTTTTCCACTCCCCGATGCTCTATCAGTTATCGCAAAACCACCAGCGTGGAGGTCTCCGACATGGGCGCGGTGGTGGCGTGGATGCTCGCCAACGGTCACGACGGCGAGGTTACTTACAACGCCCCCACGGTGAGCAAGACTGACCTTGCCCCGTTGCTGAAAAATGGCGCTGAAATCGACGGTGCGACGCTTGTACAGGGCATGAGCATGGGGGTGAAGTGATGGAGAACCTTGAAATTTATGAGCGCGTTCGGCAAGTCCCAACGTCCGCGCAACGTGAGATTCAAGCGGGACGACTGAAAGGCAAGACTGATATCAACCCAATGTGGCGCATTAAGGCGCTGACGGAGCAGTTCGGCCCTTGCGGTATTGGTTGGAAATATACCATCACCGATAAGCGCCTTGAAAATGGCGCGAACAATGAGGTTTCCGCATTTGTAGACATTGACCTTTACATCAAAGTCGACGGGGAGTGGTCGGACGCGATTCCCGGCACAGGCGGCAGCGCGTTTGTCGCTAGCGAACGAAACGGCCTTTACACCTCTGACGAGTGCTACAAAATGGCGCTGACCGATGCTATTTCCGTTGCCTGCAAGGCTCTCGGTTTTGGCGCGGATGTGTATTGGGCGAAGGACGCGACCAAGTACACACAAAGGCCGGAGAGACAGCAACCAAACGAGGTGGCTGGAAAACCGGTTTGCAAGGACTGCGGCAAGCCCATCTACCCGGTGACGCACGGCGGCAAGTCGTATTCCGTTTCGGAGATCGCGGAGAACGCGAGAAAGACCTATAAAGCGCCGCTCTGCTGGGCGTGCATGATGGCGAGGAGAAAAGCGAATGAAAGCCCGACTGCATGATCTATCCCTTGCGCGCGATGGTGGGTATTTGCTCACCATCGCTACGCGGGAGAACGTCGGCACACTATACGACGAGCTGCACGAGGTAGACGTTGACGTGACCGTCAAGAAGCACCGTGAGAAGCGGAGCCTCGATGCCAATGCTTACTCATGGGTGTTGCTGGATAAGCTCGCAGAATCCACAGGAACGCCAAAGAGTGAGATTTACCGCCGAGAGGTCAGGGACGTTGGCGGCAACACAGAAACAGTCTGTGTGCGCGAGAAAGCCGTGCAGAAGCTATGCGACGGCTGGAACAAGAATGGTGTCGGCTGGCAGACGGAAGTGATGGACAGCAAAATCGACGGCTGTAAGAACGTGGTGCTGTATTACGGCTCGTCCACCTTTGACACAAAGCAAATGTCACGCCTGATCGACAACATCGTGCAGGACTGCAAGGATCTGGGCATTGAGACCTTGACCCCACAACAGCTTGACGCGCTAAAGGAGGAATGGGGCAAATGACTAAAAGCATCATGCAGGACAAGCGGGAGTGCTATATCTCAGGATTCTCAACGAACCTCGCGCGGCATCACATTTACGGTGGTGGGCGTCGGCAGCTATCCGATATTTGGGGCTGCTGGGTGTGGCTGCGTGCCGACTGGCACAATATGGCCGACTACGGCGTGCACGGGAACGACGGTCACGAACTGGATATGCGGCTGAAACGCGAGTGTCAGAAGCGCTTTGAAGAGCTTTACGGCCACGATACTTTTATGGCCGTATTTAAGAAAAACTATTTGGAGGACGAATCATGTTGAACAGAGTTTGCATCATGGGTCGCATTACGCGCGATCTGGAACTGCGCCGCACGCAGGACGGAACGGCGGTCACGAGCTTCACCGTCGCCGTCGATGACGATTTCAAGAGCAAAGCAACCGGCGAGAAGAAAACCTATTTCCTCGATGTGGTGGCGTGGCGGCAGACGGCAGAGTTCGCTTGCCAGTATCTCGGCAAAGGCCGCATGGTCGTGGTTGAAGGCAAGCTCACCGTCCGCGACTGGACGGACAAGGACGGCAATAAGCGCCGCAACGCGGAGATCATCGCCGATAATATCTATTTCGGTGACAGCAAGCGCAACGATGCTACCGAGCCGCATTTCACCGTAGAGAGCGCCGCAGGCAACTTTGCGGTGATCAGTGAGGACGACGGCGATCTACCGTTTTAAGGCGGTGGAGGCATGGCGGAGAGCAAAGAATATGTCAAACTCTGGCTGAGCTACGAGGACTATTTCCGCGAGTATGACGACGAGTCGATCGGGGCTATCGTCCGGGCGATGCTCGCTTACCGGAAAAACGGAGAACAGCCGCAGTTTGAAGGCCCCGAACGGTTTATTTGGCCCGCGATTCAGCGGGATATTGACGAGTCCATAAAGGCGCAGGAAGCCGCCGCCAATGCCTGTCGAGAGAACGGGAAAAAGGGCGGCAGACCGCCGAAAGCAAGCGGTTTTTCGGAAACCAAGGGAAACCAAAAAAACCAAAGCGGTTTTTCGGAAACCAAAAAAAGCCAAGGACAAGGACAAGGACAAGGACAAGGACAAGGACAAGAACAAGGACAAGGACATATACCCCCTAAATCCCCCTCTACGGGGGACGCATTCGAGCGTTTCTGGTCAGTTTACCCGCGAAAAATCGGGAAACAGTCTGCTAAGAGAGCTTTCGAGCGGGTCAAAGCCCCCCTCGAAACACTTGTGACCGCGGTGGAGCGGCAGAAGTGCAGCGACCAATGGACGCAGAACAACGGGCAGTTTATTCCACACCCCGCCACATGGCTGAATCAAGGCCGGTGGGACGATGAGCTGCCCGAGAGCGCGGGGGGGTATCGGAACACTGGGGCTTTTACCGGCGGTGATGTATTCGCCGAGATGCTTGAGGAGGAAAAGAACCGTGGAAAGAGCTGACGTGATTAGCCTTTTGGGGCGATTAAAACAGGCTTATCCGCAGGCCTATGCCAAGATGACCCGCACAGAAGCCGAAGAGATGGTGTCCCTCTGGTCGGACATGCTGGGCGGGGAAGATCCTGCCGAGGCGATGGGCGCAGTGAATGCGCTGATCGCCGAGGACACGAGGGGATTTCCGCCAAAGGTCGGCCAAGTGCTGGCAAAGATCAGGGGCACCGCTTCCCCGCACGTCTCGGTGGCGTGGATGAAGCCATACATCGAGCGGACAGCCGAACAGGAATCATTCCTGCCGAGCGTATCGCGTTATGCGAGAGAACACGGGCTGACGTGGGAAGCGGCGGCTGCCGAAATGGAGGGAAGCAATGGGCATTGATATTTCTCGGCTGGGCAAGGACGCTCAAGCGCAGGTCATGGCAAAGATGGCCGTGCAGGAAGTCAAGAAGCGCAGCAAGTACGGCAACCGCAAGGTCGTGCGCGACGGCATCAAGTTCGATTCCGAGCGTGAGGCGGCGCGGTTCGGCGAGCTGAAAGTGCTGCGCGCGATGGGCAAGATTCGGGATTTGCGGCTGCAAGTGAATTTTACCCTCGTGGAGGGATACACAACTATCGAAGGTGAGAGAATCAAGCCGATGGTCTACCGCGCGGATTTTACTTACGAGCGAACGACTGAGCCGGACTGCAACGGCACGGTGCACTGGCTGCGCGAGGTCGAGGACGCAAAGGGCGCGAAAACGAAAGACTATCTGCTGAAAAAGAAGCTGATGCAGGACAAGTACGGCATCACGATCCGCGAGGTGTGAGATGAGCTTTGAGCACTGCCACAGCTGCAAGCCGCCGACGCGGCACGTAGGTTGTCACGGCGATTGCCCGTACTATCAGGCGGATATCGCCAAGTACAACGAGGCGAAGGAAGAAGAAGCGCGCCAAACGCAGGAACGCGGTGCCTATTGGGGCGCGCGGCAGTTTAAGACAAGACGCTATCAACGAACGAAATAAGGGAGCAAGAAAAGATGTTGACAGAAAAAGAGTTGGGCGAACGGCTCAAAAACGTTCGCGAAGTGCGCCGCATCAGCCAGTTCCGGCTTGGCGAAATGGTGGAATGCGGGCAGGGACATATCGGGAAACTGGAAAAGGGTGAGCACTACCCGAAGTTGCCGACGCTGTACAAGATCAGCGAAGCGCTGAATATTTCCGTAAGCGATATTTTGTCGGAATCTCCGCCATCAAAGGATGGGATGCTTTCGCCGGAGGAAGTCGGCGCAAACATCCGCAAATGGAGAATCATGCGTGGGCTTGGCGTGAAGAAACTGGCGGAAAAGTCGGGCGTATCGCGCAACAGCATCCGAAACCTTGAGACCGGCAAGTGCATGAGTTTCCTACTGACATATCAGTACATCGCCGAAGCGCTGGGCGTGTCGCTTGACGCACTGATCTACGGGGAGGTGCACGCATGAGCAAGATCATGAGACCGAAAACGCCGTTTGAGTTCTGCGCTTATCCGGTGCTCAAGGAGGCGTTAGAAAAGATGAACTATAACCAAGCCGAACTGGCGCAATCTCTCGGTACGTCGCAGTTTACGGTGTCGGCGTGGGTGCGCGGCGACCGCGATACAACGGTGAGGCTGTTGCTGGCGCTGGAAGACATGACGGGGATGACGTTCCGGGAGCTGTTTGGGGAATGCGAGGGGAGAAGATGAGCGATAAAATCCCGAAACTTTTAGTCTGCTGTGAGGAAAGCCAGCGCGTATGCATTGCGTTTCGCGCGAAGGGCTGGGAGGCGTACAGCTGCGATATTGAGCCGTGTTCGGGCGGGCATCCCGAGTGGCATATCCAGCAGGACGTGTTACCGCTTATCAATGGCGATTGCACGTTTAAGACGGTTGACGGTGTTGAGCACCGCATTGACGGGCAATGGGATTTGCTGATTTGTCACCCGCCCTGCACGTATTTGAGCAACGCAGGCGCGCGGCACCTGTGGAAAGGACATCGGCTTAACGAAGAACGGTATGCAAAAGGACTTGAAGCAAAGGCGTTCTTTATGGAATTTTTGAATGCCGATTGTGAGCATATCGTTGTTGAGAATCCCATCCCGTCGAAAGTCTACGAACTGCCGCCATATACGCAGGCGATTCAGCCATTTGATTTTTACGGTAAAGATCATCCGTACAGCAAGAAAACCTGCCTATGGTTGAAGAACGTGACAAAGCTCGAAGCGGTTGAACCGGTTAAGCCTGCGGCTACATGGTGTCCCAGCGGGTCATACAGCCATCGGCACGGTGAACAGCATAGGGGTATGTTTACGACCGATAGAGCAAAAAACCGCGCAAAGACTTTTCCCGGCATCGCCAAAGCCATGGCGGAGCAATGGGGCGGAGATATTAGGGACTATGAGGGGAGACAATGAACAACGATTTAATGTTTTCGTCAAAATCTGAAATGTGGGAGACCCCGCAAGCCTTCTTTGACGATCTCAACAACCTCTTCCAATTTACGCTGGATGCCTGCGCAACGCCAGAAAACGCGAAATGCGAACGCTATTTCACCCCGGAGATGGACGGACTGAAACAGGACTGGGACGGCGTTGTGTGGTGCAATCCCCCATATGGACGCGGCGTTGGGGCGTGGGTAGAGAAAGCGCATCGAACCGCCGAGGAATCAGACGCAACAGTTGTGATGCTGCTTCCGGCGCGGACGGATACCGCTTGGTTCCACGATTACTGCTACAACGACAAATATGCAACCATCAATTTTGTGCGTGGGAGATTAAAGTTCGGCGGAGAAAAGAACAGTGCCCCATTCCCAAGCATGGTGGTGATTTTTCGCCGCCCCGCGAAAGCGCTACATTAGGGAGGATTGACCATGTACATCGGTGAACCATTTAGCTGGAAGCCTGCCGCATTTCAGGGCAGCAACGGCATTATGAGCGTGACCACGAAAGAGACGACTGCGCACGGGCGCGTCGTCTACATCAACGAGGCGCACCGCTACTTTACGGCGGAGGCCGATTTCAATGGGAATAAGCTCAGAGCGAGCTTCAAATTTTAATAAAAATCAGGAGGAATTTTTACCATGAATAACAATCAGGACTATATCGTTCGCTGCGACCGCGCAGGCGTGTTTTTCGGCAAGATCAAGGAGCGCAACGGCTCCGAGGTTACCATGACTGAGGTTCGCAAGCTGTGGAGCTGGGACGGTGCCTGTGCCGTGGAGCAGCTGGCGCAGGACGGCACAAAAGCACCGGGCAACTGCCGTTTTACCGTGACGATTCCAGAAATGACCGTACTTGGGGCAATCCAGATTATCCCTTGCACAGATGACGCATCGGTATCGCTTCGCGGCGTAAAGGAGTGGAAGAGATGACGCTTGATGATAAGGTCAAGGCATTCCTGTCAGTGCACTTCGGCGACGGCTCCGGCTCCGGCGACGGCTACGGCTACGGCTACGGCTACGGCTACGGCTCCGGCTCCGGCGACGGCTACGGCGACGGCTACGGCGACGGCTCCGGCGACGGCTCCGGCGACGGCTACGGCGACGGCTCCGGCGACGGCTACGGCGACGGCTCCGGCGACGGCTACGGCGACGGCTACGGCTCCGGCTCCGGCGACGGCTCCGGCGTTAAAAACTTCAATGGGAAAGCGGTCTATCAAATCGACGGCGTCAATACGCTGATTCGTTCCGTGCGCGGCAACACCGCACACGGGGCAATCTTGAACGGCGATTTGACGCTCACGCCGTGCTACATCGTCAAGCAGGACAATCTTTTCGCACACGGCGAAACGCTGCGCGGAGCAATGGAGGATCTTCGAGATAAGCTGTTTGAGGATATGCCGGAAGATGAACGCATTGATGCGTTCCTGCGCGAAACAGACAACGAAAAACCGTATCCGACGCAGTACTTTTACGACTGGCACCACCGATTGACCGGTTCATGCGACATGGGGCGAAAGCAGTTTGCCAAAGACCACGGTGTTGACCTTGAGCACGGTATGATGACGCTTGCGGAGTTTTTGGAGCTGACAAAAGATGCTTACGGCGGCGATGTGATTCGAAAAGTGATCTATAGGATGGAGGCATAAATGGACGCTTTAGAGTTTTTGAAAGAGCGTAAACGGCTGTGCGAAGTTTACTTTGAAAAGGCCGAATGCAAAGAGTGCCCTTTGGAAAATATGGGTTGTTGGACAGCTGACTTTTGTGCAGATGATTCTTGCGAAAAGGTTATCGCTGCCGTTGAGCAGTGGTCGAAGGAGCACCCGCGCAAGACGCGGCAGAGCGTGTTTCTGGAGCAGTGTCCAGATGCTATTATTAGCGATGACGAATTGCCAGAGGTCGCGCCGTGTCAGCTATGTGCTGGGTTGATTCATGGTGGATCTGTAGAAGATTGCGAGAACAGAGGATTATGTGTTGAATGCCGCCGAGAGTTCTGGATGCAGGAGGTAGAGTGATGGAACGACTGACAAAACATAGCAAGCAAACATCGCACGAAAACGGTATCTGCTGCACACATTTTCGCGGTCCCGAATGCCTCGAAGTTGGCGGGAACTGCGCCATGAATTGCAAGTGGGAAGAAGCGGCGTGGAGCCGCCTTGCCGACTACGAGGACACGCGGCTGACACCGGGAGAGGTGCGCAGCTTATGGGGTGAATGGACCGCCATGATGCGAGTTCTTAACAGCATCGGCAACTATGACCGCCTGCGCGAGCTGGCCGAGGCCGACAAGGGCGGGCGGCTGGTGGTGCTTGAAAAAGGGGAAAATCATGGATAGAGATATTAGAAGAACTCTTGCTCGCAAATATAACGGGATGAAGCAGCGATGCTACAATCCGAAAAACTCTGAATATAAGAATTACGGCGCGAGAGGAATCGGAATTTGCGAAGAGTGGCTTTCAAACCCTGATTCGTTTTTTGAATGGGGAGTTTTGAACGGGTACGAAAAAGGGCTGACTATCGATAGGATAGATGTCAATAGGGGATATGAACCCGAGAATTGCAGATGGGCTACTATGACAGAGCAACAGTCAAATAAGCGTTCAAACGTAATGGTTGAGTGTAACGGAGAAATGGTAACTCTGGCTGAAGCAAGCAGGCGCATCGGAATCAGCGAATCAGCGGTATGGATGAGAATAAAACGCAAAATCCAAGTTGACATGGAGCCATACAAGTGGGAAAAGCCTGTAATTCGAGATGATGGGGCAATCTTCCATAGCGTGAAAGAAGCAGCTAAAAGCGTAGGGGTACACGATACAAAAGTTTCTGCCGTTTGCAAAGGGAATCGAAAAACAACCGGCGGACATTCATTCAGGTTCCTCACCCGCGAAGAGGCGGAGAAAGCATTGGGGGCGATGAAGGATGAGTAAGGCTGTTATGCTGAGCATTCGCCCGAATTGGTGCGAAAAGATTGCCAACGGCGAAAAGACGATTGAGGTGCGCAAGACGCGGCCAAAGCTGAACCCGCCGTTTAAGTGCTATATCTACTGCACGCTGCCAAAATATCCGCACGAGGACTTCATTGCGACGGACTATCCAAGGCCACAGTTTTACGGCGGCGGCAAGGTCATCGGGGAGTTTACCTGCGACGCAATTACCCGTGTGAACATCTGCGGATTTTGGGACGATAGCGGGAAGCAGCTCGACAATCGGCTCAAAGATACTTGTTTAACCTCAGAAGAGTTCAGAAACTACCTCGGCGAAAATGTCGGTTACGGCTGGCATATCTCCAACCTGAAAATCTACGACACGCCGCGCGAACTGAGCGAGTTTACCGGACTACGCAATACGAGATTCGGCGCAGCGCCATATGACATCAAGCGCGCGCCGCAGAGCTGGTGCTATGTGGAGGTGATGGAAGATGTTTGAATTAAAACCTTGTCCGTTTTGCGGAGCCAAGGGCGTTATGCAGAGAAACGGTCACTGCTTTCGGGCATGCTGCCCAAATAGAGACTGTCCAATCGAACCGAGAACACATTGGTTTTTGAATTATCTATTAGCAATCGAAGCATGGAACAGGAGGGTAGACAATGGTTGAATACATTGAGCGAGAAGCGGCGATTGCAATAATTGAAGAAAAGCAAAAAGAACTATGCCCCGTCGGACGATACGGAAGAGGTTATGTTTATGGCTCCGACAGGGAGAAGTATGACGCTTGGGATGCGATTATTGATGCTCTAGAAAATATACCAAGCGCTGACGTTGCGCCGGTGGTGCATGCACAGTGGATTGAAGATGAGAGTGGAATTATTATCTGCCCAGAGTGCAAACGGGGATATAACCTGATCGCTAAATTTACCAATTACTGTCCTGCATGCGGCGCGAAGATGGACGGAAAGGAGGGCGCAAATGCTGACAATCACGATTAAAGCCAACGTCCCCGCTGCTGACGCGCAGGGCATCAAGGAGCGCATCGCCATGGACATTGAGCGATACGGCGACGTGAAGGTCGTGAGCATCGTAAGCGACCGGGGGCGAGAAGAACAGCTACGAATGAAATAACGCCTGCGGGCGAAAAAGAAAGGAATTTTGCTATGAAAAAGTACATCGGAACGAAACTTATCGAGGCAGCACCGGCTATCCGCAAGGGTGGCAAAGTTTACGAGAAGACCCAGCCCATCCCGAGAAGCATGGATCCTGAGGAAGACGGCTACAAAGTCCGCTATCCTGACGGATACGAATCTTTCAGCCCGAAGCAGGTTTTTGAAGAGGCGTATCGACCGACTGACGGGCTGAGCTTTGGACTTGCTATCGAGGCGGCGAAGAAAGGAATGAAGATCGCACGCCGCGGCTGGAACGGTAAGAACCAGTACGTCGAGCTTGCGGAGCGTATCAGCTACGAGAACGCCGCGCACGAGGTAATTAATGCCAAGCACGAGGCCATCGGAAACAAAGCGCTTGCCTTTGTCGGCACGTCCGGCGTACAGCTCGGATGGTTGGCCTCGCAGGCCGACATGCTGGCTGATGACTGGATGATCGTCGGGGAAGCGGTGGCCGAATGAGCATCAACATCAAGAAGTACACCAAAGAACAGATGGCGAAGATGGTGGAGGACGCGCAGGCGGAAGTGCAGAAGTTAAGGCGGGTAAACGCCGCACTGACTGTGCAGATCAGCCAAATGAACGGTGAGGCCATCACCCGCGAGAATGTGATCGCAAAGCTGAAAGCAGCCGCGGACGGCCTGCGAAACAAGCTTGCTGACACTGAGGCAGCACTTGGGCGGGCGAATGCAGAAGTATCGAGAGTGACGGTTGGCTGCCGGCATGTTGAAGAAGAACGCGATTATATGCACCAGAAATGGAGCAATGCTGAGCAGCGCGCAAATTACGCAGAAGGCCACCCGTGGAAAAACCTGTGGGCGTGGGTGAAGAGAAAGGTGGCGCGCCATGAGTAAACCTCGTTACAGCTGGTGGGGCTATGTAAAAGCCATTATCCGCCGCTATGCCCCCGACCGAGAGCAGGAGCTGCATGGAGTGTCTTGGTTAGAAAACAACGCTGTGCGAAAAGCGGTGAGCGAAACAAAGTCAATGCAAGACGGCGAAGAGCGATTGAAATTTATCCGCCTCGTGTTCTGGGAAAAGACCCACACGCTTGAAGGCGCAGCGATGGCGGTCAACTGTTCCGACCGGACGGCGAGACGCTGGCATACCGATTTTATCAAGTGCGTCGCGCGGAACTACGGGCTGCTCGATGATTAAAAGTTGGACTTAAAAAGCCATTTGCTTATGAGATAATAGGATCGCAGAGGTGTAAAAGCCTTTGCGGTCCTCTCATTTATGGCGTTTACCTCCTGCGCCATAGCGGGGCGCGGTGCTTTTCATCTTTTCACCCGCCCCCGCGATATGCCGCACGCACGATGCAGCCCACGATCAGGGCCGAGAGGTCGCACCTCTCATGCGGCACAGAACCCCGCGCACCTCTCAACGATGTGGCCCAGCGGGGACATATGCAGATGTGTCGGAATAGTAGACGAAAGTGGTTCAGCCCTGCGAACCGCGTGGAGCATCCGGAGGCGAAGCGCAAAAGAGGGCGTGTGAGGTGCAAATCCTCACCATCTGCACCAAAAGAGGAGAGCCGCTGCCCTGAGAGTGCGGCACGTTGTAGCCCCCCGGGGCGGGTAAAATCTGCTATGTAAGGCCAAGGGGCGGGGGCTGGTAGCAAATAAAAGCGGCGAGGTGGTGACAATGGCTGCGCGTCTGACAGACCGGCAGAAAAAGAAAATACTGGCGGACTATGTGCAGACGAATAACTATTGCGCCACAGCGAAAATCAACGGCGTGTCCGCAACGACGGTCAAGAACCTTGTGCGGGCGAATGCCGACATTGTGGAAAAGTGTGAGAAAAAAAAGGAAGAGAACACCGCCGATGTATTAGCGTACATGGACAAGCACAAAGACATGGTGTGTTCGTTCATCGGTAAGGGGCTTGAAATGCTCAACGACCCCGAAAAGCTGGCGGCGGCGAATCTCAGTCAAATCACAACGGCGATGGGGACGCTGATCGACAAGTGGGCGATGATAAGCGGCGGGCCGTCTGATAATGGCAAAGAGGACGAACTCAGCAAGAGCCTGAGAGAGATGGCGGAGGAGTTGGAGAGCGACACATGAATACAGAATTAATGTTTTCCAGTAAAACAGACTTATGGGAAACGCCACAAGATTTGTTTGATAAACTGAATAATGAATTTCAATTTACACTTGATGTGTGTGCAACTCCAGAAAATGCAAAGTGCGACAAGTTCTATACGAAGGAACAAGACGGACTGAAACATCCGTGGAAAGGAACCGTGTGGTGCAATCCTCCATATGGGCGTGGCATCGGGCAATGGGTGAGGAGAGCGTTATTTGCATCCGTTAGCGGGTCTACCGTCGTAATGCTACTTCCTGCCAGAACAGATACAAAATGGTTCCACGATTACATATACAAAAGAAACAATGTGGAAATTCGGTTTATTAGGGGACGATTAAAATTTGGCGGAAGTAAAAATTCTGCTCCATTTCCGTCTATGGTAGTTGTATTTATGCCACATGATTAGCCCAAAACAAGCAAAAATCCTTGCTTTTTCCTATTCCAAGTATGACGCGCTGATCTGCGACGGCGCCGTGCGTTCCGGCAAGACCTCCATCATGATGTGGGCGTTCGTCCACTGGGCGATGGAGAATTTCAGCGGTCAGCGTTTCGGCGTGTGTGGACGCACGGTGGATAGCTGCACCAAGAACATCATCGTGCCGTTTACGGCGATGAGTTTGGCAAAGGAGCGCTATATCATCCGCTGGCGGCGCGGCGACAAGGTTATGGAAGTGCGGCGCGGTGCCGTGACGAATTACTTCGAGGTGTTCGGAGGAAAGGACGAGGCCAGCTATACGCTGATACAAGGCCGCACGCTGGCGGGGGTGCTGCTGGACGAGGTGGTGCTTATGCCGCGTTCGTTTGTGGAACAGGCCTTGACCCGCTGCTCCGTTGACGGCGCAAAGCTGTGGTTTTCTTGCAACCCGGGAAGTCCACAGCACTGGTTTTATACAGAGTGGATACAGCGGAACAAGGAGCGAAACGCGCTGTATCTGCATTTTGAAATGACGGACAACCCCGGCTTATCTCAAAAGACGCTGGAACGCTATCAGGCAATGTTTTCCGGCGTGTTCTACGACCGATACATTCGCGGCTTGTGGGTAGTGGCCGAGGGCCTGATCTACCCCATGTTTGACGAGAGCTGCATTGTGGACGAGCTGCCGGAAAAGGGAGAATACTATGTGTCCTGCGACTACGGCACACTTAACCCGTTTTCCGCAGGGCTGTGGCGATGGGATGGCAAGACGGCCACGCGCATCCGCGAGTATTACTATTCCGGGCGCGAGAACCAGAAGAACAAGACGGACGAGGAATACGCCGACGAAATTAAAAAGCTCATCGGCGAGGCAAACGTTAAAAGCATCATCGTTGACCCGTCTGCCGCCTCGTTTATCGAGGTTTTGCGGCGGCGTGGTTATATGGTGCGAAAGGCCAACAACGACGTAACCAACGGTATTATGACTACGGCGCGGTTTTTGCAGGACGGCGTAATCAAGATACACCGAAATTGCAAAGACTGCATCCGCGAGTTTGGCCTGTATCGGTGGGACGAAAAATCCGCCGATGACAGGCCGATCAAAGAAAACGATCACGCAATGGATGAAACACGGTATTTTGCTTATACGGTCCTGAAGAACAAGGCGTATCGGCGCGAGTATACACCACTTTGGAACAGATAGGACGGTGAGCGGCTATCAAAACATATAATGACCTTGTGGCGGTTGGCGAGGACGAGCAGGCGCGGATGGCGTTTATCCGCAGCGCGATCAATGAGCACCGCGAGAGTCCGGCATATAAAACGGCGGCGGATGCGGAGGAATACTATAACGGTCTAAATCCGACCATTAACCGCTATGAGAAGATCATCTATGATATGCAGGGGCGCAGCCACACGGATATGTGGACGGCAAATCATAAGCTGGCCAGCCGCTTCTTCGGTCTGGCAGTGGATCAGGAGGTTTCGTATCTGCTGGGAAACGGTGTGACCTTTGCGGAGAAGGAAACGCCAAACAAGCTGTGCCCGGACTTCGATCAGGAAGTCATGGATGCGGCGCGTGAGGCGAAAATCGCGGGCGTGTCCTTCGGCTTCTGGGATTTGACGCATTTGCGTGTGTTCTCCCTGCTTGAGTTTGTCCCCCTCTATGATGAAGAGGACGGTGCAATGAAGGCAGGCATCCGGTTTTGGCAGGTGGCACAGGATAAGCCCCTGAGAGCGACGCTGTACGAGATCGACGGCTTTACCGAGTATTTCCAGCCGAAGAACAAAGATATGAGCGTATTGCAGGAAAAGCGCAGCTACAAGCTCGTTATCCGCAAGGCCGAGGTAGGCGAAACCGAAATCTACGACGGCGGGAATTATCCGAGTTTCCCCATCGTGCCGCTGAAAAACAACAAGCGGTGCCTATCCGAAATTGCCGGAAAGCGCAACACCATCGACGCGCTCGATCTTGCATCCTCGAACATGGTCAACAACGTGGACGAGGGCAACCTGATCTATTGGGTGCTTTCTAATTGCAACGGCATGGATGATCTGGACGATGCAAAGTTTGTGGAGCGCTTGAAAACCACGCATGTTGCCCACGCTAACGGCGACGACGGTGCGAAGGTGGAGAGCAAGACCATCGAGGCACCGTATGAGGGCACGAGCAGCACCATTGATATGCTGAAAAAGAAGCTCTATGAAGATTTTCAGAGCTTTGACGCTGCGGCGGTGTCCGCGGGCAATCAAACGGCAACGGCAATCAAGGCAAGCTATGTGCCGCTGGATCTGAAAACGGACAAGTTTGAATCCGAGGTCACGCGGTTTATTGTTGAGATTCTGCGTCTGGCAGGCATTGAGGATCAGCCGAGCTACACGCGCAATCAGATTATCAACAAAAGCGAGGAAACGCAGAACATCCTTCTAGGCGCGGCGTATTACGATGACGAATACATCACAAAGAAGCTGCTGACCATCAACGGTGACATTGACCAGTACGAGGATATGGCAAAGCGGAAGGCAGCAGAAGAGATTGACCGGAGCTTTGCGGAACCGGACGCGCCGGGGGTGAACGGCGATGGCGACCAGTGATCTTGGGAATCAACTGACCGACAAGGAGCTTGCGAAGCTGGAACGGCGTATTGCAAAGCTATACCGCGAAGCCGGGAAAGAGCTGCAGGCTACCATCGACGCATATTTTGAGCAATTCAAAAAGCGCGACGAGGAAATGAAAGCTCTGATCGGCACCGTGCAGAACGGTAAAGAATGGACGGAGGCCGACTATAAGCAATGGCGGCTCAACCAGATCGGGCGTGGGGAACGCTATCAGGCCATGCGTGACAAGGTGGCACACCGCGTGACCGATGCAAACGCCGTGGCGGTGTCTTACACCAATGACGCAACGCCCAGTATCTACTCCCTCAACCGCAACTATGCGGCGTACACCATCGAACAGGTCGCGGGCGACGTCGGATTTGACTTGTGGGACGAGCAGACGGTGAAGCGCCTGATCGTGGAGCAGCCGGGGCTGATGCCGTACTATCCAAAGGACAGAGCGCTGAAACGCGGGATCGATCTCGCATACGGCAAGAAGCAAATTACGGCCAGTGTCACAAGCTCCATCTTGCAGGGTAAGAGCATCAAGCACATGGCGGATGACCTGCAAAAGCGCATTACCACCATGAGCCGGGATTCCGCCATCCGCACCGCCAGAACCGCCGTGACCGGTGCGCAGAACGCCGGACGCATGGACAGCTACGCGGCAGCGGAAAAGATGGGCATTAAACTCAAAAAACGTTGGTTGGCTACGCTGGACGCGCGTACACGCCACTCTCATGCTATGCTTGACGGCGAACAAGTGGCACAGGACAAGAAGTTTTCTAACGGTTGCCGCTTTCCCGGAGACCCGCAAGGGCCACCGTGGGAAATATATAACTGCCGCTGTACGCTGATTGCCGCCGTGGAGGGAGTAAATACATCAGATGGGCTGCGTAGGACACGCGACGGGATTATATCTGACATGACATATGCGCAGTGGGAAGCATCGAAGCAGGGATACAGCGGCAAACAGTTATCCCCATATCACATGGGGAGCGAAAAATCTGCAAAGGACGTTACAAAGAAATACATAGATTCCGCCAAGCCCCGCATGGGTAAGGTGCGATACGAGAACGGATACCGCATAAAAGGGCACAAGACCGAAATCGAAGTTGCAAACCAACTCAGAGATCAATTCGGCGGGAAGTTCGTGCTGTTGAAAGAAGCGAATGCGCAGGGAATAAAAACGCCGGACTACCTATGGCGCGGTAAACAGTGGGAATTGAAAAGTATATCAACAGCGAAAGCGGCAGATATGGCGATTCGAAAAGCCACAAAGCAGATTGCAAAAACTCCTGGGGGGGTTGTGTTACAGTGCACAGGATCCATCAATACCGATGAGCTTATACTCATTGTAGATGATAGAGCAGTTCGCAGCGTGGTTAGCACTGGGTTCGGTTTTGATGTGATTGCATTGGAAGAGAACGGTTCTCTCCTATTCGCACGAAGGTATAAAAAATGAGCCGCCCCCCCTCCAGTAACGGGAAGAGGTTCGGCTCGAAAAACGGAAACATAAGTTTCCTCATAGGTAGTATATGCAATTTCCGTAAAATAGTCAAGAGGGTTTTGAAAATGAGCGTTGAAATTCAGGATCACAGTGCGGAGGTTTCCACTAAAATTAAGGCAGCGCTGCTGCGCGGGCTTGAAAAGTGCGGGCTGGTGGCAGAGGGATATGCGAAAAAGCTGTGCCCCGTTGACACCGGCAATCTGCGGAACAGCATTACTCATATGGTAGACGAGCAGGAACCTGCGGCTATCATCGGCACGGATTCCGAGTACGGCGCGTATGTGGAATTAGGCACCGGAATTTACGCCGAAGGCGGAGGCGGCCGGCCTACGCCGTGGGTGTATCAGGACGCAAAGGGGAACTGGCATTACACGCGCGGAAACAAGGCACAGCCGTTTCTAAAGCCTGCTGCCGCAGACCATGTTGCACAGTATCGGGACATTTTGGAAAGCGAGCTGAAAAATGGATAACGAGACCATCAAGGCCATTGAAGCCATTATCAAGCGCGGTAACGATGCTGAAATACGCCGCAAAGGTGACGGGTACATCGTTTTAGAGGTAAAGAAAACAATCAAATATTCAACTTCCGCGTAATAGGGCGCGGGAAAGGGCAATAGGAGCCAACTTGTAAGGAACGCTTACAGGTTGGCTCTTTTTCTTTTAGGAGGCAACGCATGGCTAACAGCAAAGTCAACATTTTAGGCACGGATTACGAAATTGTCGTTAAAAAGTACGGCGACGATGAGGCGTTTGAGCGCAGAAGCATTGACGGATATTGCGACCACCTTTTGAAGCAAATCGTAATTTGCGACATGACAACCTATAAGGGGTGGGAAAACGAGCCGGTAGAAACGGCAAAAGAAGCTCAAAAGCAAACGCTACGGCATGAAATTGTACACGCATTTTTCAGCGAAAGCGGCCTTTCGGATAGCGGATTTTCTTTTGAAGGGGCATGGTGCAAAAACGAGGAGCTTGTCGACTGGATCGCGTGGCAAGGACCGAAAATCCACAAGGCGTGGGAAATGGCAAACGCAACTTAGAACAGGTAAAACCCGCGAGGTACAGCGGTTTTTATACAACGTTCGCCCCCGAAGAATTGGGGCCAAGGAAAAGGAGAACGAATAACATGGCGAAATTTACGAGAGCGGAAATCAGGAATATTCTCGGCGAGGCTTGCACCGAAGAAATCGAGAATCGCTTGGTTGCGCTGCATCTGGGCGTGGTCGACCCCCTCAAGGACGATCTCACGAAGTACAAGGCGGACGCGGAGAAGCTGCCCGGCGTCCAGAAGGAATTGGACGACCTCAAGGCAGCGGGTGACGGCGGCTATAAGGAAAAGTACGAGAAGGAACACTCGGCCTTTGAAACTTACAAATCCGACGTCACGGCAAAGGAAAGCAAGGCGGCAAAGGAAAAGGCCGTGCGCGCTTACTTTGAGAGCAAAAACATCACCGGCGCGAATCTCGACCTTGCGATGCGCGGCTGCGGCGAGGAAATGGCCGCATTGGAGCTGGACGGCGACAAGATCAAGGACACCAAGGCCCTTGATGCGCTCGTAGACGGCACCTACAAGGGGCTGGTCTCCACCACGCAGACAAAGGGCGCGAATCCCGCCAATCCCCCGGCAAACACCGGCGGCGCAAAGACACGCGAGGACATCTACAAGAAGGACGATAAGGGCCGCTATGTGATGTCTACGGCGGAGCGCCAGAAAGCACTTGCCGATCTGATGGCAAGCGAAAACAACTGATTTTTTGAAAGGAGCTATTTATGGCTGCGAAAACTAACGTAACAACTTCTGCCCAGTTTACCACTTCCGCCCGTGAGGTGGATTTCGTGTCCCGCTTTGCTGATAACTGGGACGCACTGCGCAACATCATGGGCATTATGCGTCCCATCCGCAAGGCCCCCGGCACGAAGCTGGTTTCCTACAAGGCCAGCGTGGACGGCGGTCTCAAGGGCGGCACTGTGGCTGAGGGTGACGAGATCCCCTTCACCAAGATGAAGGTGGAGCCTGTTGCCTACGGCGACATCGACATTTCCAAGTATGCCAAGAGCGTGACGATCGAGAGCGTGGCAAAGTACGGCGCTGACGTTGCCGTGGAGAAGACCGATGAGGCTTTCCTCGTGGCCCTGCAGAACAAGGTCCTGACCGACTTCTATACCTTCCTCGGTACCGGCACTTTGAAGGTGACCGAGAAGACGTGGCAGCGCGCTTTGGCCATGGCTAAGGGCAAGGTGCTGGACAAGTTTGCCGGTCTGGATAAGGACGTGACCGAGGTGGTGGGCTTCGCCAACATCATCGACGCTTACGATTACCTGGGCGACAAGGAGATCACCGTGCAGACCATGTTCGGCATCAACTACGTGGAGAACTTCATGGGCTACCGCACTCTGTTCCTGCTGCCTGAGAAGTACATTGCCTCCAAGAAGGTGATCGCTCTGCCCGTGGAGAACATCGACCTGTACTATGTGGACCCCAGCGACAGCGACTTTGCCAAGCTGGGCCTGAACTACACCGTGAAGGGCGAGACCAACCTGATCGGAGTTCACGTCGACGGCGATTACAGCCGCGCCACCGGCGATATGTACGCCATCATGGGCATGAAGCTGTGGGCTGAGTATCTGGACGGCATTGCCGTGGCTACCGTTGCTGCGGCTGCTGCGGGCTAAATAAGGGGGCGGCGTGATGCTTGAACAGGTCTTACGGCATTTGAACAACTGGTTCCTTGTGGACATTCACGAGGGCACGTTCACCGTGGAGAACGGCAGCATTGCGCTGCCCTTTCTCCTGACCAATCAATATTTCCGCATCTGCGGCTCTGTGTTTAATGACGGTCTGCATCAATATCCGGCGGCTGACCTGACGGATGAAACCTTTACCGGGACGGTGTGGGCGCTGGCGGTGCCAAAGGCTGTGGTTGTGCTTGCCGAAGATATCGCCGCGTGGCAGGAAAAGAACGGGGAGGCCGTTGCAAGCCCGTATCAAAGCGAGAGCTTCGGGGGCTATTCTTACGCCAAACGCAGCGCGGGAAGCGACGGCAGCGCGTTGAACGGCTGGCAGGACGCTTTCAGAGACCGGTTAAACGACTGGCGAAAGCTCAAGGGGGTGGAACCGTGAGTTTACTCGACGATTTTGCAAGCAAATGCGTGCTGATGGAAAAGACGCGAACGCCGGACGGCGCAGGAGGCTACATCGTTGCGTGGGCCGAAGGCGCGGAATTTCTCAACTATCAAGCGCTCGATACCTCGATGGAGGCCCGCAGGGCGGAAAAGGAGGGTGTGACCTCGGTGTATTCCGCGCTGGTCAACAAGACCGTCCCCATCGAGTATAACGACTATTTCCGCGACACGTCCACCGGCAACACCTACCGCGTGACCTCAAACCCCGAGGAAAAGGCCGCGCCGAGGTCTGCGGGTGCAACCATTAAGGCACTGAAATTCTTCACCGCAGAGCGAAAGGAGTTGCCAAAATGACAAAGGACAAGGCGCTCCATGCGTGGTTTTCTCAATTCCTCCCGGCCTATCCGACCTCCAACGTGCCAGATGATGCGGTTTTCCCGTGGCTGACCTATGAGCTTATCACAGGGTCATGGGAGAGCGGTGAAATCGCGCTGACGGTCAACCTCTGGTATTACACCGAGAGCGAAGCGACACCCAACGCAAAGGCACAGGAAATCAGCGATGCCATCGGCATGGGCGGCGTGCTTGTGCCGTATGATGGCGGGGCGATGTGGATCAAGCGAGGATCCCCGTGGGGCCAGAACATCGCGGATGAAAGCGATAAAAACATCAAGCGGCGGTATCTCAACATTACGGTTGAGTTCCTGTCGCAAAACTGATGAAAGGGAAAGACTATGAAATTTACCAAGATTCCTTCTGACGCATTTCAGAAGCTTCAGATCAACGCTGGTATCCTGACGACCGACTTCACGCCTGCGACCGGCGCCATCGGCGAGGCGGGGCAGATCGGCGCAACGACCGGTGGCGTCAAATTCACCGCCACGCCGACCTACTCGGACTTTGGCGGGGATATCGACAACTGCCCCAAGAACATGAAAGAGCTGAAAAAGCTCGATTCGTGGGAGGTAAAGATGACCGGCACGTTTGTCAATGCGGATACCGCCATTGCAAAGCGGCTGTGCGGCGCGGCGGACATCGGGACGACCGACACGACCAAGGTTACACCGCGCAACGACCTCAAGGACGCGGACTTTGACGATATCTGGCTTGTGGGCGATTACTCCGACAAGAACGGCGAAACTAACGGCGGCTTTATCGCTATCAAGCTGATCAACGCGCTTTCCACAGGCGGCTTCCAGCTTCAGACAAGCGACAAGGCCAAGGGACAGTTTGCCTTTGAGTTTACCGGGCACTATTCCATGAGCGCGCAGGACACGGTTCCCTTTGAAATTTACATCAAGTCCGGCACGGCGGAGGCGTAAATGAGACTTTCCGACATTCAGGGCGAGCGCGTCTTTGACGTCATCGCGGATATCATCGACCCGATTGCTAACATTGCGGAGGACGATGCGGCATCCGCGCTGTTCAAGCGCGAGAAGCTGCCCGAGGGCATGACAGCCAAAGAGTTTATGACGCAGAGGGCGCGAAAAGCGCTCCCCGCGCTGCTCAAGGGCCACAAAGGCGACATCATCGCCATTCTTGCCTCTATTGAGGGAGTGAGCGCAGAGAGCTACAAGGGTGCGCTGAACCTCGTCAAGCTGATGCGCGACGCGACGGAGCTTTTGACCGATGAGGCATTCAGCGCGCTTTTTCTCTCAGCGCAGAGCGGGAAATCCTCTGGCTCTGCGCAGGAGAATACCGAGGGCAAAGAAGAATAAAGCCGTTCCTGCGGTACTGTGTGGCGCGGCTCAATGAAAAAGCAAGAAACGACGCATACCGCATTTATGTGACGGACGCGCTGCGCATTGTGGCCGAAAACACGGCGCGATACGCGGGCGGGAACTATATCAAGGCGCGATACGCGGACATCATTGAGCCGAAGAAGCAGGACAACAGAACGTGCGAAGAGATTACCGCCGATATTATCGCGCGGTGCGGGCTGACGATAAAAAAAGCCGCCCCTGACGGGGCGGCGGAGGGATAGGCGTTATTTGAGAACGTATTCCGAGATCATGCGGCCGATCTTCCCGATGTCGGTATCGCCTTTGAACTCAAATTTGGCGGTAAAGCCATTGGAAAACGTCAGGACAAGCTCGCTGTCGGGGATCAGCTCAACAAGGCCGGGTGTCTGGATAGCGAAGAACTGCACCCTGGAAAAGGGCATGGAGCTGAACGATTTCCGCTTTCCGGTGATGCCCTGCACGTCAACGGAAATAATGCGCTTGTTGGTGAAGATAAGCTGGTCGCGGATCGTTTTGAACGCGCAGGCGATCTCTTCGCCCGCGATCAAAAGACCGTTGACCTCGTCGCGGACTTCGGCAATGGGAATAGGCTTTAAGTCAAATGCGGAATCTTTGTTGAAATTGATCATGGCAAAACCCTCCTTTCCTGAAATTGTACTACATAAGCCTTGACTTTTCAAGGGCTTTTCGCCAAAAACACCAAAAAGCGTGGTGAGAACATGAATTTATTAGACCTTTTTGTCAAAATCAGCGTTGACACGAGCGAAGTAGATAAAAACCTCGGGGATACCAAAGAAAAGGCATTGAGCTTTGGCGACGTGCTGAAAGCCAATATTGCAGGGCAAGCCATTGTTGCTGGCGTGAAAGCTGTTGCAGGTGCGGTAAAAAACATTGGCGAAGCAGCGATCCAAAGCTACGGCGAATATGAACAGCTGGTTGGCGGTGTAGAAACGCTTTTTAAGTCCTCTGCCGATAGCGTGATGCAGTACGCCGCGAACGCATACCAGACGGCGGGCATGAGCGCGAATGAGTACATGGCCACCGTGACGGCGTTTTCCGCATCGCTGCTGCAATCGATGGGCAACGACACGGATGCAGCGGCTGAAAAAGCGAATCTGGCCATTACCGACATGTCGGACAACGCAAATAAGATGGGCACGGACATGCAGTCCATCCAGAACGCTTATCAGGGCTTCGCCAAGCAGAACTACACCATGCTTGATAACCTGAAGCTGGGCTATGGCGGCACGAAGGAGGAAATGCAGCGTCTTTTGGACGATGCCAACGCCTTAAATGCCGCACAGGGCAATTACACCAACTATACCATCGACAGCTACGCGGATATCGTAGACGCTATCCATACCGTGCAGACGGAAATGGGCATCACGGGCACGACGCAGCTGGAAGCCAGTACGACGATTCAAGGCTCTATTGCGTCGATGAAAGCGGCGTATGACAACTTTATCACGGGGCTGGGCGATGAAAACGCCGACATGGCAGAACTCATCACGAACCTTTTGGGCAGCGCCGTGACGGTGGCGGAAAATCTCTTGCCGGTCGTTGAGAGGGTCCTTGAAAACATTGGCGTTGTGGTGCAGGAAAAAGGCCCTGAAATGATCGAGAAATTCGTCGGCTATGCCGTCGAAAAACTGCCGCAGGTCATTGAGCTGGGCATGAAGATGGTGTTGGCGATCGTCAGCGGCCTTGCTGATAATTTGCCGCAGATCGTTCGGTCGGTGCTTGACATGATGGCGACCATTGTAAAGACCTTTGTTTCTTCACTCCCCGACATCGTAGATGTCGGTAAGCAAATCGTGAAGGGCTTGTGGGAAGGAATCAAGGCAATGGGCAGCTGGATCAAGAATAAAGTCGGAAACTTTTTCTCCGGAATTGTTTCAGGCGTGAAAAGCAAACTCGGGATCCATTCTCCGTCTCGAGTATTTGCGGGGATCGGTGAGAATATGGCGCTGGGCCTTGGCGAGGGCTGGGACAACGAGTACGACAGCATCAAGCGCGGCATCACTGGTGGGCTGGACTTCGGCACAGCACAGATCGGCGCGGAGCAATCTTTCGGCGGTCAGATGCGCAGCGCGCTATCTTCCCTCAGCGGCATGGGCGGTGATATCCACATCGTTGTGCAGTCCGTGCTTGACGGGAAGGTGATTGGTGAGACGGCATACAAATACAACAGGCAGCTCCAACGAGCAATGGGGGTGTAAATGGATATCACGCTGAAACTCGGCGCGCTTGACGTGCACGAGAGGTTATCCACATACTCCGTGCAGCGGGAAGTAAGCTATAGCAAAATCATTGTGACGATGGACGATGTGGAGCACGCGGCGCGGAGCAAAGACCGCTATGTTGTGACGTTCTCCCTCTTCCCGATGACGGAGGACGAGGCGACGGCATATTGCGACGCGCTGCGCGCATCGACCATTGAGGTGACATTTTCCGACCCGCATACCAAGACAGACTTGGTAAAACCGATGCGCGTGACAAGCAATCTTGACGCGGCGTTTGCGCTTGTGTCTGCCGACGGTAAACGCAGGTATAAGGGCGGAGAGATACAGTTGAGGGAGATTTAATGCACAGCGTAAGTGATTTATACTTAACACTGCTTGCTAACCGGAATCATCGCGTAGAAACCAAATTAAGCATTGCGGGGGTGGAATATAGTCAAGCGGACATCGTAAAAAACAGCTTACGAGTGTATGGCGGACTGTATTCCACCTTTGGCATTGGTAATTGTTCGGCGCGGCAAATCGACGTCGAGCTTTACCCAAAAGGCACGATTCCACGGCAGGCAAAAATTGAAGTATTTGCGCGGCTGGTGCTCGGCGAGCAAGCGAGTGAGTGGATTCCCAAAGGCGTGTTTTTCTTCTCCACGCGCAAGACTGACCGGATCACGGGCGTCTTGAGTGTGCACGGGTATGATGCGATGCTCAAAGCCGAGGAGACGTGGCTCGACAGCAGCTATGACGCGGAGACATGGCCGATGCCGGCGGCGACGGCGGTCGCGGATATCGCGGCGCGCATGGGGGTGGCAGTGGACAGCCGCACGGTATTGGATGCGGCGTTCCCGATGCAATATCCTGTGGACAGCGAGGGCGATATGACGATGCGTGAGGCGCTGGGGCGTATTGCGGTCGCCAACGCGGGGAACTGGATCATCACGGACGACGGGAAGCTGCTGCTGGTAGGTCTCAACTCCATGCCGAAAGAAACCAATTATCTGGTGACGGAGACCGGCAGCGCCATCACCTTCGGCGGCGTGCGAATCCTCGTTTAAGGAGGGCAACATGGACAAAACCTATTTAGGGCGGCGGCTGGCGGAGTTTTCCCCGGGCATCGCGTCGCAGCCTATTACAAAGGTCGAGTTGCTTGACGAGAACGGCGACGTGGTCGGCGTGTCCGGATCGGACACCGGACGGACGCTGACGGCCTTGCAGCCGGACGGCACAAATGCGATGGCGGCGTCGATCCTCACCAAAGTCTCCGGATACAAGCACATCGGCTACGAGGGCAGCGAGGCGCTGCTTGACCCTGCGGTCGAGCTTGGCGACGCGGTGACGGTAGACGGGCTTTATGTGCCCCTCATCGCGCTGGACATGACGTTTGAACCAATGCTCGCGCCGGACATCTCCGCGCCGGACGCGGACGAGATCGACGACGAGTACCCGTACAAATCGCCGACGCAGCGGCAGATCGAGCGCAACATGGCAAAAACCCGTTCGCTCATCACCAAAACCAGCGAGGCGATCATGCTCAAGGTCGAGGGCATCGACGGCAAGTACACTGAGGTCAAAACCACGCTGGACGGCCTGACGGTGACGGACGCGAGCGGCACGACCAAGATCAACGGCAGCAGCATCAAGACGGATAATCTGTACGTCGATGCGGCGAATATCAAGGGTACGCTGACAGCCGACCAAATCCAGACCGGCAGCATCCGCGTCGGCGATCTCAAGGACGGCTCGAATTATGCTACGAAGACCTACGTCGACAACAACGCGGGCCTGAGCGCAAGCGAGGTCGACAATGCAATCGCGACGTACATTGACAGCACTTCTATCACAGCGCAGAAGTTGCGCGGCCAGACGGTGGAACTCCTGGCAAACAGCAATACCAAAGTGGGCGAACTTTCGCTCGTCGAGACGAATGTTGACTATGGTATCGGCATTAAAACCCTCTATGGCGGTATCAAGCTGGAATCGGCGACTAACGTATACCTAAAAGCCAGCGGCGCCTACGGTGGATTTATCACGCTGTCCAACAACATTGTGTCGCTCGGCGGCGGCGAGCTGTATATCGGCAGCCAGATGTACGGAGATAACTTACCGGCTGGCAGCTGGGGAAAACTGTTTTTCCTCCGTTCAGTGAGGTGACGCATGGCAAGTTTTAGCGTCAGCGTTACAGCGACGGGGTCGACGACAGCCGTCCTCAACGGCACGTTTTACGGAGACAGCTACCACGACCGAGCGCGTGCGATCTACGTGACCGGCATTCTGGGGTACGGGTATTACTTGACCTCGAACGAGGATTCCGGCGCGAACAACACGTTTACGGATTCGTTCGACGGACTTACCCCCGGCAAAACCTACGATTGGGAGGCAGTGCTCTGCTATTGGGACACCAACCTCAATCAATGGGTGGAGACCAGCTATTCCGACAGCGGATCGTTTACCACAGATGGCGGCGGCACTACGGGCGGCGCGGTGTACATCTACACGGATATGTGGCGAGCGTATACGCCGTACATCTACACGGACACGTGGAGACCCTACAACGCAGAAATCTACACCGACTCTTGGTGGGAGTCGGGATAAGGAGGCACTATGACAAAGCAGGCAATGCAGATCCTTGACAGCGCATTTAATACGCTGTCCTTGGTGATGATCTCCGCGAACGACGCGGAGAAGATGGCAAAGGTCAAGGGAGAGCTGAGGCAGGCATATGCGATCCTCGAGCGGCTTGACCAGCAGGCGGCGCACGTCCCCGCAGAGCCGCCCGCCAAAGAGGGCAAGACGAAGCTCGAGAAAGAAAGCGAGGTAACTGATGGCTGATAAAGCAATTTCCGACCTCACGCAAGCGTTACAGATCACGGGCGAAGACCTTTTTGTGCTTGAGCAGAGCGGCAAGGCGAAGAAGCTGAAAGGCGAAACGCTGCTGAACTTTGTCACGCTGAGTGTTGTATCAGTCACGGTGACAACGCTACCCGCTGGAAGCTCGGCAACGGCAACTTACGAAAAGTCGACTGGTACGCTGGCGCTTGGCATCCCGCAGGGCAGCAAGGGCGACACCGGCGCGACTGGCGCGACCGGCCCCGCAAACGTGCTGACCATCGGCTCGGTCACGTCCGGGAAGGTGGCGAGCGCGACCATTACCGGCGAAGCTCCGAATCAGGTGCTTAACCTTGTGCTCGAAAAAGGCGACAAGGGTGAACAGGGTAAACAGGGTATTCAGGGTGAACAGGGTAAGCAGGGTATTCAGGGTGAAATTGGTCCACAGGGCAATCCCGGCGCAGATGCTCCCACGATTACTGGCATCACCATCCGGCAGAGCGACTATCACCTTATCGTGACGCTGTCGAACGGCACGAGCTATGACGCAGGCTATTGCCGTGGCGCTTCTGGTGCTGGTACGGGTGACATGCTGGCCTCAGTGTATGACCCTCAAAACAAGCACCAGGACATCTTTGCATACATTGATAATGCTATCAAGGACGTCAAGGTAACTACCGACGCAACGCCTACGCAGGGCAGCACCAACCCTGTACAGTCTGGCGGCGTGTACTCGGCACTCGTCGATAAGCTGGGCAAAACCGGCGACGGCAGCAACGTCACGGCGGCGTTCACAGCAACGAGTACCCGCACAAACATTGCGACGGGCGAAAAGCTCTCCGTGCTGTTCGGGAAAATCGCAAAGTGGTTTAGCGATCTCGGCAGTCTGGCGTTTAAGTCGACAGTGGCAAAATCTGACCTTGCAAGAGACGTGCAGACGAGTTTGAGCAAGGCTGACAGCGCTTTGCAGAGCTACAAGGAAACCGACCCGACCGTGCCTGAGTGGGCAAAAGCGGCGACAAAGCCGAGTTATACAGCCTCTGAAGTAGGCGCACTTCCAGACACGACAGTCATCCCGTCTGTCCCATCCACCACCTCTCTTATCAAGGGCAATGGCTCGGGCGGGCTGGTGGCGGCGACGCGTGGCAGCGACTATATCGCGAGCGGAAACATCGTCAAGCAGACGCTGGTTGCAACGGAGACCACGCCCACCGAGAACTACGCTATCAACTGGGTGTACGGCTAAGGAGGGGCGGAGATGGAGATTTACATCAAAGACGAGCGCGGCGAGAAGCACAGGGTCAAGGCTATGTACGTTTTCAAGGACGGTGCGCCTGTGCACATCAAGGAAGGTACGCCGCTGCACTACGCCGTGACCGAGTACGCGCGGCTACGCGGGTTGCCTGTGGAGGTGCGCGCATGAGCCATAAGACCCTCATCAATGGTACGGCCTACGAAGTAAAGGGCGGGAAATGCCTCGTCAATGGCACTGTGTACAGCATCAAGAAGGGCAGGACGCTTATCGGCGGGACGGGGTATGATATCACGTTTGCGCCGTCCTACGACCCTGTGTTTGCCAACAATACGTGGGAGCAGATCATCGCAGCGTGCCACAATAACGAAGTGCCGGACACGTGGAAGGTGGAAGACCAGAAGCCCATGACCATCAACGGAATGGACTACCAGATCGACATCATCGGCAAAAACCACGACACCTACACTGCGGGCGGAAAGGCACCGCTGACCTTCCAGCTGCACGACTGCTACGCGGACACAAAGCAGATGAATAGCTCCGACACCAGCAAGAGCGGCTGGACGAGCTGCGCCATGCGGCAGACGCACTTGCCTGCCATTCTGGCGCTGATGCCGATAGAAGTACAGAACAGCATCCGGGAGGTGAATAAGCGGACAATGTTGAGCAGCAGCATCCGCCCAAAAACCACGGCGGACAAGCTGTTCCTGCTGAGCGAGATCGAGATTTTCGGCAGCGTCACTTATTCCTATAAGGGCGAGGGAACGCAGTACGACTACTACAAGGCGGACAACAACAACAAAAAAAAGACCCGAAACGGCATCAATGCCGACTGGTGGGGGCGCTCTCCGGATAACAGCAACTCCGAGAAGTTCTGCCTTGCCGGCCTCAACGGCATCGCCGACGCCGACTACGCGAGCGAGGAGCTGAGCGTGTCCTTCGGCTTCTGTTTCTAAGGAAAGGACTGATATTCATGGCAATCTACATCAAAGTCAACAACACCGAATACCCCGCAGAGATCAACGGCAACCCCAAAGACCGCTCGTGGGGCGAGCGCGACACCAAGGCCATCACACTCACGATGACCTCCGCCGAGGTCGCGGCGCTGCTGCCCGACAACACCCCGTGGAGCATTGTGCAGCGCGACATGGTGGACGTGTTGGACGAGCAGGGCAAGCCCACAGGCGAGACCAAAGAGGTCGTCAACGAGTACGACAACAGCGAGTACAGCCTTGCTGGCGACATCACTGACCACCGCAATGGTACGGTGAGCGTTAAGATGGGAAAGCCCACGGAATCCGAGCTTTCGGAGGCGACCGTTACGGCGCTGGTCGGCCAGAGCATCACGCCGCAGCGCGCGGCAAGGCTGCGCCCGGTCATCGAGCAGGCCAGCGCGTCGCTCTCTGACGGCGAGGCGGCGAAGTCGCCCGAGTTGTTCCCGCGCTGGGCGGATCACATCGGCGAGACCGTCAAGCCCGGCGACCGCCGCAGCGATATGGACGAAAGCGGCGTGCTGCACGTCTACCGCGTCAACAAAGGTCAGGGCCACACCACGCAAGAGAACTGGCCGCCGCACTCCACCCCTGCCGTGTGGACGATCATCAACGTCGACCACGCGGGCACGCAAGATGACCCGATTCCGGCCGCTCGTGGTATGGAGTACACCTATGGTCTTTATTACAAAGACCCCGAGGACACTAAGCTGTACCTCTGCGAGCGCACGGGCGAGGCCGCGGGCGGGAAGATCGTCTTGCAGTATTTGCCGCACGAGCTGGTAGGGAACTATTTCACGGCGGTCTAAGGCCGCAGAAAGGGAGCGGGATATGGATAATGCAAAGCACTACGATGATGCAGAGATCGCGCTGATCGAAAGCCGATGCAAGAGCAATACACACCGAATCAATGAGTTACAGGAGCACCAAACGGCGCTTGACAGGCTGGCAACGTCGGTCGAGGTGCTGGCGACCAAGCAGGAGACCGTCGAGGGCGATGTCAAGGAGATCAAAGAGGACGTGAAAGCCATTACGGGCAAGGCAGGGAAGCGCTGGGACGGGCTGGTCGACAAGGCTCTCGCGGCGCTGGCGGGCGCTTTTATCGCGTGGCTGCTGAGTGGGGCGGTCGGATGAAGCACCTTATCAAAAAGGCGTCAAAATTGCGAACGAGGAACATCATTTTGATTATCGTTGGCATTTTCATCGCCGCTTTTGTGATCTACACGGTCATCTTTTACAGCATCAAAGGGTGGCAGTGGGACAACCTCTTCCCGTACCTGCTGGGTACGGGCGGCATCATTGAAGCCTTTACTGGGCTGTTGACACTGGTAGAAATTATCGTTGGACGGAAACGAAAGGAGAAGAACAATGAAATTTGAACTGAATAACAAGGTGTACGATGTGCTCAAGTGGCTCGTGCTCATCGTACTGCCCGCCTGCTCCGGCCTCTACGCCGCCCTCGCGGGTGTGTGGGGGTGGGGGTACACCGAGCAGGTCACGACCACCATCAGCGCCGTGGCGCTGTTTATCGGCGCGCTCATCGGCGTGTCGACGTCCAGCTACAACAAAAGCAAGGACGAGGACGGCAAGGGTGACAGCGATGTATCACAGTAGGGACATTGCTGACCTGCGGGCGGACGTGCGCGCAAACTGTGTCATCTTCCTCGACCTCTGCAAGGAAGCGGGGCTTCCGGTTCTGGTGACGGAGACGGTGCGAGATGACGAGTATCAGCGCTATCTTGCGCGCATGGGCTACGCGGCGAAAAACGCGACAAGGCCGACGTTCCACGGCGTTAAGGCGGGGCTGGCGTTCGACATCTGCAAAAACGTCAAGGGGCATGAGTACGACGATCCGTCGTTCTTCGCCCGCTGCGGGCAGATCGGCAAGCAAGTCGGTTTTTCGTGGGGGGGCGACTGGAAGAAATTCCCCGACAAGCCGCATTTTCAATGGGACGACCATATGCGATACACAGGGAGCATGATCTTGGCGGGGAAGTACCCGCCGGAAATGGAGGAGTACATGGATCAGGCAACGTTTAACAAGATGATGGACAGCTATTTATCGCAGCTCGGCACCAAGCCCGTCTCTTCGTGGGCGGCGAAGGACTGGGCGGCGGCAAAGGCGGCTGGCATTACGGACGGCAGCGCGCCGCAGAGACTTATCACGCGGCAGGAAGTCGTGACGATGATCCAGAGAGCAACAAAATAACGGTGTCCGATTCGGGCACAGGAAGGAGCGGGCGGCGAAAGCCCACGCGCAAGCGCCTCTGCAAGCCCTACACGGGCATGGACAGTCAGCACAGGTCAATCCGCGCGCAATTATCCTCTATGGCCCCCAAGCGGGCCGTGGCGTATATCTTATCCTTCGAGCTGCCGCAGGACGAGGCGGCGTGCATTATCGAGTGCGACGTGCGGCGCAAGAGCTACGCGCAAGTGTGTGCAGCGCTGCACCTGTCGCCGGAGGCGGTCAACCGCTGCCGCAGGCGAGCATACAAAAAAATCGCGGATGGGCAAAGAGAGCACCGAGGTTAATCGGTGCTCTCTTTTTTGACTTCGTTTTGCTTTGATTTCGTCCCGCTCCGGCGCTTGGCGTCCGCGCGTTTCTGAACCTCTTTTCGGTGGGCGGCGGCGCACTCGGGGGAACAGGTGACGGTAGGGGTACCGGGCACTATCTCCCGGCCGCAGACAACACAGACCTTTACGCCGCTGCGGGATTTTTTGCGGCGTTTTATGTAGTAATCGTGTGCGGTATTCCAGTTTTTTGACTGCGCGCGGTCGATCTCGCGGACGGCATCCGGGGCGCATTTTGGACAATACTTTTGCAAGCCAGATTGGATGACATACTCTCCACCGCAGATCACGCAGTTATCGATATCTCCCAGATGCCGGGAAAAACCGGTGGCCCGGTACTTTTGCTTCTGGGCCTTCTGCCGCTCTGCCCGACAGGTTGGGCAGTAGCTGGCTCTGGGCCCTCCGATGAAGTTGGCCCCGCAGGTGTGGCAGGTTCGCGTGCGCAGGGTGGTTGACCGGGATGCGGCAAGGCAGTCCTCGCACTTCGCCTGCTCTGCGCGATCGGTGGAAAAAATCTTGCCGCAGGTTACACATTTTTTAGTCCGCATGGCGAGAATTGATCTGGCCGCAAAACCGACGATCGTTGTACAATCCAACGGCCTGTGCAAGCAACAACCGCAGATAGTCGGGGCAGTGCCTTGCACCGGACTCCCAGTCCTCGATAGATCGGCGAGGGATGCAAAAGCGAGTTGCAAATTTCGCCTGAGACAGACCCGTATACTGGCGGATGTCGCAGATCGATAGATGAGCAACATCCCAAATACCACCGACCTCGGCAATACGCTCCTCCGGAACATCTTGATTATCGTCGTCCCAAATGGAACTAAGGGCCCAATCGGAGACAAAGGCTTCGCGGGGCGCGCCCTCGTTCGAGAGCGCGTCCGAAAAGATGCTGTAAAACTGCTTATCGGTCATGGTAAACTCCTCCTTTAATTCAGCTCCTCGACAAAAACGAACATGTCTTCGTCGCGGACAAGATCGCCGTTCTCGTCGTACTTGCCGCAAGCGCCGTCTTCGTTTGTTTTGTTCGCGGTCTCGATGCAGTAATCTACATCTTCGACGGTGTAGGTGTCGGTCTCTTCATCGTACGGGAGGGAGCCTGCGTTAAAGTAATCGGCGCTCCAATCAGGGTCATAGCCGGAACCGTTCCAACGCTGGATCTTGATCTCCACGGTCTTCTTTCCATCGGTAAGCTTCATTTTTATATCCTCCTGGGCTGTTGCCCTCTTTTGTTTACGTGATTATAATACCACGCAATGCGTGGTATGTCAAGAGCTTTTTTGAAATATTTTTTGACCAAATAATGACCAAACGATGACCATTTGGCAAACGAATTTTATGGCATCATAAAAACAGAATAAGAAAGAAGGTGCGCGAGATGTACGAACGACTTTTGGCTTGTGGATTTACCGAGCAAATGGCGATGGACATTCTCGCGCTTTTTCCTGACCCTGACGAATTGAGAACATACGTTTACTTTGCGGAGATGTTCCATGTATAGCTATTTCAACCCGAATCCAAACGGACGCAACGTCAGCGACTGCACCGTGCGCGCGATTTGCAAGGCGACCGGGAAAGACTGGGGCGAGATCTATTTAGCTCTGTGCATACAGGGATACTTAGACGGCGATCTTCCCAATGCAAATGCCTGTTGGGGCGCGTATCTGCGGTCTCTCGGCTATCGGCGCTACATCATGCCGGACACTTGCCCGGACTGCTACACGGTCGGGAGGTTTGCCGATGACCACCCGCACGGTACGTATATTCTCGCCCTCTCCGGACATGTAGTGTGCGTGCAGGATGGGACGATCTACGACAGCTGGAACAGTGAGAACGAAATCCCGCTTTATTACTGGGTAAAAGAAACGGAGGAATGAACATGGCATATCCCTATTTCAACCCCTATTATCCGCCGCCGATGCCGGACAACCTCATGCAGATGCGGCAGCAACAGATGATGCAGCCACAAATGCCTGCGCAAACGGCTCAACCGCAGCAAATGCAGACAAGCGTTGTATGGATTAGCGGAGGAAAAGAAGAAGCAAATGGGTTTATGGTCGCCCCAAATTCTCGAGTAATTATCTTTGAAACAAACTCGATGGTTTTCCACATCAAGGAGCGAGACGCAAGCGGCACGCCTATTCCAATGAGGACGTTTAATTACACGGAAGACGCTGAAAACAAACCTCATGATACTAAAAAAATGGATGATAAGTTTGTCACCCGCGATGAGTTCGACCGTCTGGCGGCGCTTGTGGGCGAAATAAAGGGCAAGAAGAAGCACAAGGAGGACGATGGCGATGAATAATCCCTTTTTCGGAGCGCTCGGCGGAGGGAACGGCTTCATGCAGATGCTGCAGCAGTTCCAGCAATTCAAGGCAAATTTTCATGGTGACCCCAAAGCGGAGGTTGAAAAACTTTTGCAGAGCGGTAAGCTCTCTCAGGCGCAGTTAAACCAGCTGCAACAGATGGCAAAGCAGTTTCAAAGTCTGATGCAATAAGCAAAGTCTAAGCAAGATTTAAGCAAAGTGTTTGTTCAACTTTTGGCAAAATCAACATCGTGGCCACGATTTGATGAATAAAAATCTTTCAAAGGAGTGATACTATGTCTCTTTCCGATGGCGGCGCTCCCATGCTGACCATGCCGGTCTCGCCTACCAACAACGGCGGCGGTTTCGGCTGGGGCGGTGACGGCGCATGGCTCATTATTCTCTTCCTCATTTTTGCCGTCTTTGGCTGGGGCGGCAACGGCTGGGGCAACAACGCTGGCAATTCCGGCGGCGTGGTCGATGGCTATGTGCTGACCTCTGATTTTGCTAATGTCGAGCGTAAGATCGACAGTGTAAATCAGGGCCTTTGCGACGGATTTTACCAGCAGGCGCAGCTTGTCAACGGCACCAACATGGCAATGGCCAACGGCTTTGCACAGGCTGAGCTTTCCCGCAGTAACCAGCAGGCGGCTCTCATGCAGCAGTTGACTGCCATGCAGATGCAGGCCGCTGAGTGTTGCTGCGAAAACCGTGCAGCTATCGCCCAGGTGCGCTACGACATGGCGACGCAGGCGTGCGACACGCGCAACACCGTACAGAACGCCACGCGCGACATTATTGACGCGAACAACCAGAACAGCCGCGCCATCCTCGACTTCCTGACGCAGAGCAAACTGTCCGACCTCCAGACCGAGAATCAGAATCTGAAGCTGGCGGCATCTCAGGCCGCGCAGAACAACTATCTGATCTCTCAGCTTCGTCCGTGCCCTTCGCCTGCCTACATTACCTGTAACCCGTGGGCAGGCAGCGGTTACGGCGGCTGCGGCTGCAATCAGGGCTGCGGCTGCTGACAACTGCATAGCATAGCTTCTCGGTCACCATATCGGTGACGCTACCGAGATGGTCGGCCCCGTGCCGATACTGACAACAACGCGGCGGGGCTATTGCCTCGCCGCTGTATTTTTTAAGTATTTCCTTTGCTTTCTAAATATTGGCGAATTGCTTTGTCAACAATTTTGCTAATTGGAACACCGGTTTCCTTTGAATACTCTTTTAGCGCTCGCTCTGTCTCGAAGCTTATGGTGGTAGAGAAACGCGCTCTGTTCTTTAGTTCGTTTTGGGCCATAACACACCTCCTAAAATTTAATTAAGTTTAACACAATTATTTCTTGAAATCAAGAAAAAAGTGTGATATAATTTAATTAAGCTTAATTAAATTATTGTAGGAGGACGTACCTTATGAAAACACCAAAAGTAGATTACACAGGCCAGCGCATAAACTATTTAACTGTTGTCCGTTTCATTCCGGCAAATGAGCGAGAGGGATATAGTATAAACAAAGACACCAGAAGATGGCTTTGTAAGTGTGATTGCGGAAAGTATGTTCGCGTTCGTTCTGACCAGTTAAAAGACCGGAGGATAAATAGTTGTGGATGTATGGCCGGTAAACTATCTGGAGATAAGCATAAAACGCACGGAATGAAAAATACGCGTCTTTATCGTATATGGCATGGCATGAAATGCCGATGCAATAATCAGAGTTCAAAAGACTTCGGCAGATATGGCGGTAGGGGCGTTTCGGTATGTTCCGAATGGGCAAACGATTTTTCTTGTTTTTATAATTGGGCGATAGCCAATGGGTATAATGAAACTTTATCGCTTGATAGAAAAGACAATGAAAAAGGCTATTGCCCTGAAAATTGTCGTTGGATAAACAATAAATGGCAATGTAGAACCAGGCGAGACAATGTTTATGTTACTTATAAAGGGGATTCCAAGACAATAGCCGAGTGGTGCGACTTGCTTAATTTTGATAGAGCGCTTGCATATCATAGACATTCGAGAGGATGGACGGGCGAGGAAATATTTGAAAAGCCAAAAAGAATTTGTAAACGAAAGGAATGATATTTATGGCAGAATATGTAAATAACAACATTGTAACTGTTGCGTCAAATCAAAGCGTTCCTTTGGATGCTACAGCGGTAAGCGGGAAAGCGTGTATTGTGCATAGAGAAGGAAGCGGCCAAATCACGCTGCGCGGCCTCACCAATCAAAACCGCGCTCTGTTTAGGGTCTCCTTTGGCGGCAACATCGCTATTCCCACCGGAGGCACGGTTGAGGCCATCACGGCGGCGCTTGCCATTAACGGAGAGCCGCTGACCAGTGCAACGGCGACTGTCACGCCTGCGGCGGTAGGGAACTACTTTAACATTTACGTTTCCGCGCAAGTCTGCGTCCCGAAAGGCTGCTTCCTGACGGTCGCAATGGAAAACACCAGCAATCAGGCCGTCAACTTCGCCAACTCGAACCTGACGGTTGAGAGAATCGCGTGAAAGGAGAATGGACATGAGCAAGAAAGCAATGTATGATCTGCGTAATATGCTGTGCGACGAACTCGACGAGCTGGCACGTAAGGGTGAGCTTGGCGCGGGC